GTTACCTGCACCATAGCTTTTTACCCCGGTAAATACGATGTTTACTGGGGTTTTGCTATACTTAAATCACCCTAAAACACGGAAAAATACATATCGTAGCTAACACACAGCTAACAAGTAGCTAACAAATCTATAACCAAAAGATACCGCACCATCTGTCGCTTTTCGCACAAATCGAAAAAACTTTTCACACTAAATGAAAAAAATTGAATTAATCATTTTTGCATATTGTTGCAGAAATGTTTCCGTAAAAAGAAAAACACCTTGCAGAAATTTTGCTTTCTGCAAGGTGTTTTTTTGTGTTAATTATTCTTTTTTCGGTTGCCGTTTTGCTCTAAAATGAGATTTGTGCCGGTCTTTTTAATCTTATTTGGCTGATATTCAAGGATGTCAGCAACATCACAACCAAGGACTTCGCATATCCTGTCCAAATGTTCAAGGTTAATACGGTCACACATCTCATTATATATATCGCATATTGTCGCAGGTCTTATGCCGGTTTTACGGGCAAGTTCAGCCTGCGTTATGCGGTATTTGCCAAGCAAATCAGACAAATGAATTTTAATCATAATAACGCCCCGAGTAATATAATATACTACTGCGTTATTATTTTGCTTAATCGGTAATATTATTACCAAATTAGTAATTGGTTATGATAACTTCCTTAAATTCTGCACGATTTTCAGCGGTCGCTGGGAGCAAGTTTTGCCTGCTTACGCACTTAATATTGTAACCTTTATACAAGTCACGAATGAAATCGCAATCGTTATAGGATAGGATAAAACGCCCTTTAATCCCCTTTAAAACGGCATTTAAACGGATATGGTCATCTTTATTGAACTTAGTATAGTTGCGGTTATAGTAGCGTTCTGATGCCACATATGGCGGATCTACATAAAACAGAGCCGAATCACGGTCATATGTTTTAATAAGGTCTTCAAAATCCCTGTTTTCAATGATTACACTTTTTAATCGCTCCTTGTACTTTGGTAATTCAGAAACGATATTATAAATTGTTTTAGGGGCGGTCGCAAAAGAATTTCTATTGCTACCAAAGCTACATTTAATCAAGTAAAGATATCGTGCTGCTCTTTGCAGGTCAGTAAGCTCAACCTGATTCTCAATCTCATAGCGATATTGCGAAAACAGCTTTCGAGATTGTAACCAATCAATCTCCTTTTGTAGAGCAGAACAATTGTATTTTATCTGCTTATAAAGGTTAATCAGGTCGCCGTCAATATCATTAAATATCTCCATTTGACCTTTGATTTTATCCTTACCGAATAAGACCCAGCCTGCACCGCCACACACCTCTATGTAGCGGTTACAGTCACTGGGAATAAGTGAAATAATCTGATTTTTAAGGTGACTTTTGCCACCAATCCAGCCGATAAAGCTACGCATTTTTTTACCTCCATAATAACTTTTAGGGGCGTTATTATGGATATGTAATATTAACCTAACGCTTTCTTTGCATTTGCAATTTTCTTATCTTTAGCCCAATTGCAATCATTGATAAGATGATAGATAGCATTGATTGTCTTTTCGCCGACAATGCCATCAACTGTAACCTTACCTGCTTTCTGTGCCTCTTTGACCGCCTTCAAAGTGGCAGTACCGAAACCGTTTGAATTGTCAACCTTAGTCTTGATGATGCCCATATTATATAAAGTAATCAGTTGCTTTTTAAAAGCAAGCGTTGCAAGATTTTTTGAACCGTATTTAATCATTTCCTCATTCTCCTTATTTGATGTTTTACCGCCGAGCTGTGCGGTTACTTCGTCTGCAAGATTGCCGAGCCTGTTATAGAGCCAGTCACCTGGGCAGGATTTATTTGCAAACCACCTATGTACAGTCAAGACCATTTCACCTGATTTTGGCGAATAATTTAGCGTCTTGTCCTCATTGCCAAACCAAAGCAGTTTAGTCTTGCCGTTTCGCTTGCAGATGTCAACGCATAAGTCAACGAGTTTGTTGTAAACTTTGCTGTTCATCGTGTACGGAGCTACCGTGTCGCTTGCACATTCGATTGTGACTGCACGCTGGTCATTTGCATTTGATGAACTACACCAAGAGCGGTTGCTCTCATCGACACAGAGCAACACTCTGCCGTCATAGCCGATTCCGTAGTTACAGCTTGCCTCACAAGCTGTGTTCTGAAAAATGTTTCCGAGTGTTTCAACGCTACACTGACCGACTACACAATGCGGGGTAATGCGGTCAATACTATGTGTGCGTTTACCGCTGTGATTTGGCGATAATTTAGTGTAATTTACAAGTTTTGAATTACTCATAATTATTCCTCGCTTTCTGCGTATAATTTTTTCAAGTCGATATTTTCCATAACTGCCCTTGCTTCAAGTACGGCTCTGTAATCGCTCATTGCTTTAATTTGCAAGTCATATGTACTGCGTGGGCAAGTCGGAATAAAATTCAGATTCCCTTTATCCCAGTTATCAAGCATTTTCTTTAAGCCGTCGTGGCGGATTGATAACTGCTGATATTCAGCGATAAACCTTTCTTTGTAATCTTCGCTTAACATTTTGTCAACAGTATTAGATAAAACCATACTTATTCCTCGCTTTCATCTGTTTTTGCTTCGACTGTTGTCTTTAATCTCTTGACGATTGATACCAAAAATTTTGGCAATGGAATACCAATTTCCGAGAGATTTTCTAGAATTGAAATCAACTCGTTGATGATAAACCAAATCGTAACAATCATGCCGATGCAGTAGTTAATCCGCAGATCGATTCCGCAGTTGACAAGTGCCGAGCTGATGAGATAGTCGGCAACAATACCGACCGCTACGGCTACGATATAGCCTACCTTTTTGATGATACCAGTTACCCCGACACGGCTGTTAAGCGTGTGGCTGATGTATGCCTGTGCCATTCCTGTGATATAGTCGATAATCATTACCGCAATCATCACAGCAAACGGCACAAGTAAGATGTTAAGATATGCGACAATTGCTCCGCACACAGTGGCAAATAATGCTTGTAAAATGTTTTCTTTCATTGTTTACACCTCACTTTCTATCGGCTCATCAACGGTTGGATTGTCGCCCCACACTGCCATAACAGCGTTGTAGTATTCATCCGACAGCACCGTTTTGAGCTGTTCTCTGCCCGATTTGCTGTTCATATAAGCGTTGCGGATGTTTCCGCCTACCTGCATTTCTTCACCGTTAAAGTTCAAAAACTGCTGTCTGAGTACCGACACGCTGTCCTTTGTGAGCATATCGAGTGTGATTTTTTCTTTAAGTTCCATAATTTTTACCTCCGTTATTTAATTTTGTACAAGCAAATCACATTAATTTGCTCGCCGTCTGCGAATGTATATGCGGTCTTATCCTGAGTCGAAAACTGTAGCCAAGTGTTATTTTTCGGAATGGCAAATTTAAAGAGCTTGCCAAGGTTTGAAATACCGACACAAAAAACATTGTCCTCGGAAATACATTTGTACGGCAAATCAATCAGCAGACACATGCTATTGCCGCCAAGAGATACTGCGTTCATTTTGACCGTTGCACTGACGATTACGATGTCACCAATCGTCTTATATGTACAGTTTGCACTTTTGATTTTATCGGTGACGGTTGAATACGGTGTGAGTGTTGATGTACCACTTTCAATATTTGACGAATCGTATTTAGTCGCCAAGGCGGTTTTATCTGCTTTAACAAGCAGAGCGTTGTAAACCGTACCGCTTGTCAGATAACACGGGCTGTTATTCTTTGGTTCGCTGTCGAACGGCATTGAATCGAGCTTTCGGGCAAGTTTTTTATCTGTTCCTTCTCGTGTATATGCGTCGGAAATGCCGTACCCTGCGAGAGTATTGGCTTTATCAGCTTTTTTTGCAAGATTTGCGTCGGCCGTATCAAGCCTTGTTCCAAGCGAATTAGAACTGCCTCTTGCCGTGGCTATTTCGGATTCAAGTGCAATTGCTCCGTTTGTAGCCTGTTCAATTCCATCATCCATATGGTTGAGGTTGTCGGCAGTCAGCGGAGTTGCTGTTGAGGGAGTGTTTTCCCAGTTAATTCGTGTGTATTTGTTCAATTTTTTATTCTCCTTTCGCTGTGATTTTGTCTGTGAGTGCCTGTATGCCTGTAAGCTCTCTTGACAGCACATATGATGTCACGGTTGCGGTTTGCGGAGTGCCGTCAGCGTTATAGGCATAGTTGCCGTCAGCGTCGGTAACATAGTATTTGATTTGCACCATATCGCCCGGCTCAACCCACAATCTGCCGTCAAGGGTTGCCTCGATAGGCTTATAAATTTTATGGTGTATTCGCTTGCCCGTATCGCCTGAAAACAGATTTTCAAACTTGTGTATCCACGCACCGCCTGCATTATCGTTTTCCTGCCATACAAGAATGTTGTCTGTCATATCATAGGTTTTACCGCTTAAAAACTTGTAGCTACGCACCTTTGCGGTTCGTGTAGAACCTCCGATTGCAAAGTCAACAGTCCCGTATGTACCACTTGATTTTTCGTCAGCGTTGAATGCCTCGTAAAAGTCATATTTTTCTGCTTTTGTTGTATCGGTTTCAAGGTTGACAAAAACAATGTTACCGCCTTTTCGGTTATCGGGTTTAACAAAAGCAAACACACCGAGCATTTCCGCTGTATAATTAAGCAATTGACCGTAATTAACCTTTTCGGAATCATCAAGCCATACTTTGTTAAAAATTTTCATATTCTTAACAGTCAGATTCTCAACCTTGTTGATAACCTCGTTAAGTAAACGGTCGGATAAAAAATGGGCATCAGGTTGACCGCATAGGTTAATAAATTTTTCAGAAACCATTGCCAACAGTGCATAGACCGAAGTACTGTTAGAATTGTTATTCCAGAGCTTTTGCAGAGCGTTTGTACAGTCGGTTTCATAAAGCTGTGAAATCACATCATAGGCGGTTATGCTGATTTTGTTCTGATCCGTTTTATTGACCTCGGCTTTGTCAATCATACCGTTAAAAATGCACCACGACTTTGTTGTCACGGCTTCGCCCGGATAGAGTGTGTCACTCGGATATAATGAACTGCTCGGCAGTATCGGAGAGCCTGACGGAAAAGTTTGTGTCAGCTTAACTAAAATCCAACAACCGACAAGTTTTGAAACATCAAAAGTTCTGTCAACGGTGTTCAGCAATCCGATTTTAAATTCGGAAGCAATGCAACCGCCGAACTTCAACTTATTTTCGTCACAAATCGACTGTTTAAGGCCCATACTTTCGCTTTCAATGTTGGTTTCGGTGATGACATCAAACTTGCTGTCAGATGAAAAGATTTCGAGCTTGTTTGAAATCAGCTCGTTAATAATTTTCTGCTTATGCGTACTTGAAACGGATAGCAATCTGTCACCCCCTTAATACTCAATAAAAGTGAAAGTCACGGCATTGTATATGATGTTGTTTTTGGTGATTTTCTTAACCTGATAGGTGATGTCGGGCATATAGGCGGTCATTGTGCGATATGCAAGAAGTTCATCGTCCCAATACTCGACACGGATTTTACGCTGTTGAGAGTTATCCCACGAACTATTCAAAGCACTTCTAATCGACTGCATTTGTGCAAGGGTGAGTTCATCAACGGTTGTAAACTCAATTTTCGACTTGTAATTTGGCGAAGTTGTTCGGTGCAGAAGATTGTTGCTGTCACGGTATGCCTTGATTTCGGTTCTCTGGAGCGGAGTGCCGTTGTAGTTGTCCTTTGCAATGAGTTTGTGCGGAAACAGCTTACCGCTCTTAGGGAACCTTATTAAATAACCTTTAAAATTTGCCATGTCATCATCTCCTAATCTAACGCACCGACACCGTGACGCTTTTTGACTGCGTTGTTGCGTTTTACAATGTTGTTAAAAATCACTTCGCCGTCAAGATTTACAGTAAGGTTAATGTCACCGCTGTCACCTGTTGAGCCTATTTCTGCCATAGCCTCAATAAGTGCCTGTTTGATAGTTGAGATCGGCGAAACAACCTCAGCCTCACGCTTGTTATCACCGAGAACAGCCAAGAACTCGCCGTAATTTGCCGGAACAACCGTTCCTGTGGCAAGTCGGGGAACTGTAATGTTAGGCAGTCCGACATTGCCGTTTACACTTCCTAACGCTTCATAAGCAATCTTTGCCGCTGTACTCATTCCGCCTGAAATAGCACTGCCAAGGCTGTTGAACGGATCTATAAAGTTGTTTAAGAAGTTCTGAACAACACCTAAAAATCCGTTCATAGGCTTTTTTACAGCACTCTTGATACCCTCAAAAGCATTTGAGAAAACGCTTGAAATCGGATTGATATGTGTTGAAATAAAGCTAAGCAGTCTTGCAAGCGGATTTTTTAAGGCATATATTCTGTCACGAATGCCGTTTGCAAGACCTTGAACTGTGTAACCGCCTCTTGCGTACATTTCTGTTGACGGGGAATGAATTCCCATCGTGGTATCATATTCTGAAAGCACAATAGAAGCAAGACCGTGACTGTTTTTGACAAGCGCACCTTTGTATGCGTCTGTACCCTCAACAAGACCGAGAACCGTGTTTTTACCTGTATCTTTTGCAGCTTTTTGCAAATTGTTCAAAGATTTCCACTGCGAATTTTGAACATCCGTTGTACTGATAAGACCTGCATTATACGCCATAAGAACAGCGGCGGCGTCTGAATAGTTGCCATTAACAACCTTTTGTACATCTGTAAGGTCATCACCCGTCATAGTCAGTTTGTTCATAGCGGCAATAGCTTTATTTACCGAACTTGTTGCACCGTCAAGAGATTTTGTTTTGCTCTGAATATTCTCGAAGTATTCAATGCCCTCTTTCCATAAAGCGTCGTTTTTAGCACCGCCACCAAAATAGTAATTTTCAAGAGCCTGCATACTTTTGCCGTTTTTCTCAAGCCACTTTTTCAGTTTTTTCTGTTCGTTTTCAAGGTCTTTTTTCTTGTTGTTATAATCTGATTTTGCACTGCTGTATTTCTTTGACGCAAGAATTCGTTCTTTGCTATTTTCAGAAGATAATTCAGCTAATGCGGCACTATTTGCAAGTTGTTGATATTTATCAATTGTACTGTCAATAACCTTTTGCACCTCGGCTAAATCACCATTTAAGTGTACTTTGCCGTCAGCACTGACAGTAACATACTGATTCCACACATCGCTGAAACCGTCAACATTGTTTTTAAAATATGTAACAATGGTTTCAAGCTGTGCCTGCTCTTCTGGACTAAGCGTAGCTTTCTGTAACAGTTCATCAAGTTTCTGTTGGTAACTGTCAACAAGTGTATTGTCTGCATACAAGCTGTCCATTCGTTCAAGAGTTTCTGACAAATTATCCTCAATACCTTGCGTAGTTGTATCAAGCCTTGATTTTATACCGTCAATTTCATCAGCAAATTTTTTAGCTTCAGAATTACTCCAAACAAGCTGATTATATACAGTAACTGCAGTCACAAGTCCGGTGATGGCACCGGCAACGGCTAAGATTGGATTTGCAGAAACAGTTGTCAAAAATAACTTTATAGCATTTTTGACTTTGTCAATTCCGCTTGCAATCGCTTGTCCTGCCTTGAAAACAACAACAGCTGTACCAACTGCAGTAATGCCACCTGCGATAGCGTACAAGGTTTTGTCACTAATAGATTTAACTATTTTGCTTAACAGTTTCAACGCTCCTGCAAGGGCTTCTATAAGTTTCGGAACTGCTTCTTCAATTGTCCATTTTGCAAGTGGGAGAAGAATATTTTTGTATGCCTGTTTCAGCTTATCTCCACAGGCTTTGAGCAAATCTCTGAATGCCTGTCCGAGGTCGGCAACGGCTGATACAAGCGGTGACAAATCAAGACTTTCAAGCCATTCAAGGCGAATCTCTGACATATCGCTCAAAAAGCCTGTGATATCTTCAACAATGCCAAGGATTGCTTCCCAAATCTTTTTGCCCGATTCATTTTTGTCCCAAGCCTGTTTGATTTTAGTCCGCAGAGTTTTGGTGTAGTTGTTGCAGTTTTTGATAATATTCAGAATATTAGTCCAAATTCTCTCACCGGTGCCGTTATTCCAAACCTTGCGGAAATCCTCTGCAATCGTATTTACAAGTTCAAGCAAGCTGTTCCATTTGTCGATAATGGATTGCACAACCTCGTCACCAAGTCTTGCCTTATTCCAAGCCTTTGTAAACGCTCCCGAAATATCACCGATGATATCAAAAACATTTTTCAAAAGCTGTTTGATGTTTCCGATAATCTTTTCGCCTGTGCCGTTTTTCCACACTCTCTTCCACGATTCACCGATTGAAACAAAAGCATTTTTCAGATTATTCAAGGCTCTTTTAACGCTGTCAAAAACCTTGTTTGTACGCTTTTCAATCGCTGTTGCGGCAGTATCAAGTGCGTTAACTGCGGCTTTAGAAGATTTCTTTGTGGGGCTGTTTACTGCTGTACTGTCATCTGATGAACTGTTTTCAAGGCTCATCACATTGAGCCTGTCAAATCCTTGAAGATTGTCTTTAATTTCCTTTGTCTTTTTCGATGTTGTGGCAAGTGCAGAGTTTGCACTCTTTGTTTCATCGGCGAGGTCTGTCATTTCAGAGCTTGCGGAATTTGCGGAATTGTCGGTTGCAGATGAATAGCCGAAAACCTGTTCCGTAAAGCTTTTGAATTTTTCCGTTGCAATGTCTAATTTTTCGATAAAGGAATTAAGATTTTTCAACAGCGGAGAAAACACATTGATAAGTCCCTGACCGAGTGTAGCTTTCAGGCTGTCAAGTCGGAGCTGTAAAATTCTTGTCTGATTTGCCCAACTGTCCTGCGTTCGGACAAAGTCACCCGTCGCATTGGCAAGCTGGTCTTGCACAAACTTGTAACGCAATGTTACTTTTTCGGCTTCAGTCATTTTGGCTGTGGTTTTGCCGTAACCGTTTGCAAGAGCATAGCTATCAAGTGCGGTCTGCGTCATTACGATGCCTAAATCTTTTAAAGTTTCGGTTTCGCCCGAAAATACTGATTTAAGTTTTGTATAGGCTTCGTCCTGTCTGATGTTGTAGAATGAAGCAACATCGCCTGCAAGTCCTGTCAGCGTGGTTGACATATCATAGGCTTCTTTCTCTGTAAAACCGAAAGCCTCAGCCATTGAACCGAAAGTACCGACATACCGCTTTGCCATTGTTTCGGACAAACCAAAAGAATTAGCTGCACTTTTTGCCCACTTGTCAACCTGTTTGGTCATTGCCGGAAAAGTAACATCAACAACATTCTGCACCTCCGCAAGGTCAGAACCAAGCTCAATGCACTCTTTGCCGAAATTTGTAATTGCATAAGTGCTGAAAGCAACAGCGGCAGTCTTTGCAAAGGTCTTAAGCTGATTTTTTACCCTTTCGATTGATTTGGTAACAGTAGTATTAACCTGTGCCAAACCGCCGTTAAAACCCGATGTATCAAGTTTCGTGTCAAAATTCAGATAACCGTCAACCGCCAAATTTTCACATCCTTTCATTTAAAAATGGGCATAAAAACAGCGCACACCGTTATGATGTACGCTAATAAAATTTTGCAAAAGAACAGCCACCCCGTTTGGAGTGGCTTTTTTGTTATTGTAATACTATTGAATCAATTATTGCCGATAACAGAGTTTCATCTTCCTCTGAAATAGGCTCGGTTGAGGAATAAGAAAAATTGTATGCACCGTCATTCCATAAAAAAGCATAAGTGTGTGCATATACGCCTTCCATTTTATACGAAAATTCTATTCCATAACACGATGCTATTTCTAAATATTTTTTGCTGGATAATTCAAAGTCCCTATCACCTTTCATTCCCTCCACAATACTATCTAAAAGTTCATTAGCCTGCGATTCGGTGTATAAAAGAATATCGTCACTCAATTCCGTATAACTTACAAGAAGATTATCATTTTCTGGACTTTTGTGATTAAAAATCAATCCGCTTGTACCTTTTGTTTCAAACTGTGACGGAGTACAGTATTTAATATCTTTTAAGGTGTTTTCGATAGCTAAATCGTACTCTGCCTTTGTTGTTTCCTGCACCGTTGTGGGAATTTCTGTCGTCACAGGTTCAGTGGTTTCAGCCTTTATATCGGTGTTTGAACTGCTTTCCGCTGTTGTACCGCAACCAACAAGCGATACTGCAAAAACTGCGGTTAATGCTAACGCTATGAGTTTTTTCATCATTCATCCTCCTAAATGTTAAAACAATATAGTTTTTACTTAATCATACACTAACATTTAGGGAATGTCAACAATATGTGATAAGATACTACACTACACAAGCGAATTTATGAAGTCAAGTTCTTCTTTATCTTCTGCTGTGAGTTTGGGCTTTAGGTCGATAAGTTCTTTATGTTCGCTGTAAAAATCCCGTTCGGTTTTGTCGAGTTTCTTATGCTTTGCCTTTTTGGTGCGAATTGACATAACCTGTGTAAACAAGCCGTCACCCACTTCATTGAACAAGCCTAAAAAAGTCCACCAGTGCATATAATCGACTGTGCGTGTTTCCGCTCCTGCAACCTTATTGAGAGCAGGGAAGATTATATGTCCGTCCTGTTCCCAATCAAGCACACGGACGGGGAGCTGTTTGCCCTGCGGAATATCTCCGCCGTCAAGATACCAAGTTGCCCTGTCAAGTGCCTTTTGGTAATTTTCAGGAATTTCCTTGTAAAGACACTCGACACACACTCGGCATTTTTCAAAATCGTTCAGATCATCGTCTGCATAGGCTTTGAAAATCAGCAGAGCAACACGGAAGTCGGAATTGATTTCGTAGTTTCTGCCGTCAACCTCAAGGCTTTTCGGTAGTAATTCAATCACTTTTTCACCTGTGAAGTGTATTTGCCAACTTTCTTATTGGAAATTTTCTGTGCCGATTCAAAATCAGCCTGCATAACAGGAATAAGCACTTCAAGGAAGTTTTCAAAAATCGGCTTACCGCCCGCAAGTGAAAGACAGTTAATTTCACCAAAGGCAACCGTGCAGACATCCGAACCGAAAATGTAGTTAATCTGTTCTCTGATGTCCTTGTCGCACTCGGTGATAAGCTGAATTGCGTCTGTGTTTTCAGCTTTTTCAGCGTTTTCATACTTCTTCTGAATCTGCTCAATATTCTTGACTGCCTCGTTGAGCCTTGCAAGAATGCCCACATCCGCGGTATTGATACGGATTACTGCGTTTTCGTCATCGCCAATCTGATACTCCTTGTAACCTCTGTCAAAAACAAGTTTCTGCATAAATCAATCCCTCCCCAAAGATTAAACCGTTGCGGTAAAGGTCGGCACTTTCTTCTCAATTGTAGCCGTACCCTGCTGTCTGTCGCCGTTGAATGCGATGTTGAACGGAATGTTCACACCACCCTGAGCACCGCCGTAGGACTGTGGCTTTACGATACAGGTTTCAGTCCAAGCGTCATACGGACCTGTCTTTTTGTCTACTAAAACTTCAAGAATTGCAGTCTTGCAGTCGTCGCCTGTAAGGCGATTCATTGCAATATCCTTAATCTTTTCATAGATTGCATCGCCTGTATTTGCGTAATAAGTGTCTGCGTCGATTGACGGTTCATAGCCGTTATCGTTTACAACGGTTTCGTCAAGAATGTTCTTGACTGTTTCTGTGTCGGGGTTGAGTTCAACGGACATATCCTCGATGTCACGACCAATCAAGAACCACTTAGGGGTTTCGCCTGTGCCGAACGAAGCGTCAATGTAGTGCATAAGATAACTTCTTTTGAGTTTACCGATATCGGGTGTTGTTGCCATAATTAAAATTCCTCACTTTCGATTTTGTAATCTGCGGTAATCTGTAACTGATACATTACATTACCGATTAAATTGCTGTCGGGTATGTCATAAAGCATACCGTTTGAGCAGGTTATTTTTGTGAGCGTACCTGCAAGCTCATTGTTGCCAACCGTTACGATCAGCGTTTGCCCTTTTGCCTGTTTTTCAAGCCACAGCTGTAACTCGTTAATAAGTCCGCTGTTGGCAAGTCGGTCATAGTCATTAACCGACTGATAAACAGCGTACAAGATGAATGTGTGCTGTCGCTCCTGATTGCCGAGAACATCGGATTTAATCAGTGTGTCGCCTGTCGGAGATAAGCCGTAGCTGTCGGTGTCGGGGGTTGTGTAGTCAATGTGCAGGACATCGTTCAGCTTTGGAAAGCTCATCACTATGCTCCGCATAAGTTCAATTATGTTCATTCTGCCGTGCCTCCTGCCACTTTTGCAGCACCCTGTAAAATCTCTTTTTTACGGTCGGCTTTCATTCGTTCAAACCACATCTTACCGGCAAGAGGGTGCTTTGCCCGAGAATAAACAAGCATTTTGCCTGTGGGGTGTTTCTTCTGTCCTTTAGGGCTGAAATAGCCCACAATATCACCGTTTTTCTTAATCGGGATATTAGGACCGTAAACCTTGCCGTAGTAGAGATACCTCGCATACGGTGTGTTCTGATGAATTTCGCCCGAGCCTATAACCGTTGAGAGGGTTGCCGACTTTTCAAGCACGCCGTTTCTGAACGGTGTATAGGGTTTCATCAATCGTAAAACCGTGCTGTCAACATACTTTTGCACCTTTAACACATCGGCATTTTTGCGGACTGCAAACTTTTTATCCCAGAGGAAACCTGCCGTACCGTTTTTTGACTTGATGACAAAATCGGGCGGTTGAACAATCTTCATGCAATCACCTCGCCGAAATTTTGATGTGCTGTAAATCGGTTACGCCGTAGAGCTTTTCATCAATCGACATAACCGCATAGCACCTGTGTTTTTGCTTTAGCGTTTTAAGGCTCTGTGACATGCTCTGAGGGTTTGAATTATCAAAGGTAAAATTACTCTCGCCTTTAATAATAATGTCCTGTGCGCTGTTCTGAGGAGTGCATAGCTGACCTGCAAAAAGGTTTTCGCTCGGCTTTAAAAAGCCGGGCAAAAGCCCTGCGGATTCAATCGGAATATACACCGTCACGCTGTCAGCGTTCTGCATTCCGCTTTTAAGCACATTGCGAGCCTTGTTCTCCTGCCAATGACATTCGGGAATGAAATATCGGTCATAGCCCGAGCCGTTGAATCTGTAAATTGTGCAGGAGCTTTCAGGGGTAATAATCATCTGCGACCACCTCTGTACAGTAAATCGGTGTCGGCAAGATACTTGTAAATTGTGTGTCTGACAGCCTTTTTATGAGCGGTTTTACGCTCTTCTTCGGACACATAGCTTACGGATTCATCACCGACGCTTGCAGATGAAATTCCTGAATTTGCAGACTGCTTTTCATCGTTATATATAAGCTCTGCAAGCTCACAACAGCAGAGTTTTACGCTTTCGGGAATATTGTTCCCGTCAACATTTTCGCCTGTGTATGCCTTAATGAGCAGGGTTGCAGAGCGTGCATAATAATCAAAGGCGGAAACTATGACCGCCTTTCTGCCACAGAGATATTCAGAAATGTAATAGCCTTCATCGGCATAAGCGGTCATAGTAACACTCCTTTAAGCCTCTACGGCTGAATGGCAGTAGATACCTGCCTTTTTATTCTCGTAAACATCGGCAATACCGACCATACGATAACCAAACTTCCAACCGTCAGAACTCTGATTAACTGACGGCTCAATAACCTTTGTGTCAAGGTGCTTTGTGAACTGAATCGGAGCAGAGCCGTGAATAATCATAAAGTTGATATTCTTGCCCGAAGTCGCCTTTTTGTAACCGCCCTTTTCCTTGCTTGAGGATGTGCCGTCAAGCTGTTCAATTGCTGTATAGAATCTTGACTGAGGAACAAGTGTGGTATCTGCAAAACGGCTGAGAACCTCCCTTGATTTTGTTGTGTCAAGGTCCTGCACAAGACCGTAAAGCGGTGATGTGATGAAAAGGTGTCTGTTTTCGAAAGGAACTTCGTCCTCATCCATTTTTGTTGAGGCTGTGCGGAGAGCCTTTACAACCTCTTCGCCTGTTGTGAGAGTTGCACTCACGGAAGAAATACCGCTTGTACCGGCATACTTTGCAAAGCGGAAAGCGTCAAGCTCGGGAACAACCTTTGTGCGGATAAACTCGCCCGAAAGTCTGCCGAATGCAATGCCTGCCGTTTCTGCATTATCCATTGTGTCAACCGTGAACATTCTGCCACGGTCAAAGTTACATTTCACGGTTTCGTTCGTAAGCTCAACATCGCCGTCAACATAACCGCTGTTGCGTGAGTAGTCTGCAAGACCGTCCATTGTGAGCATCGGAATGATAAGCTCGTTTGAGTTAGCGCCCTGTGTTGCAAGGTCTGACGCACCGTCAATTTTGCTTGTGAGTGCAGACTGCTTATAGACCTCATCAAGCAACGCTGTGTACTGTTTAAAAAGTGCAATTGTGTTTGCCATAATAAAATCACCTCATAGATTTAATAAAATTATTTCTTTTCGGCAGAAAGTCCCATAGCCGCACGCATTGACGCAAGCGGATTTGAGCCCGTACCGCCGTTACCTGTTTCGGTTGCACCGACAGGATTCTGAAAAGGCTCATCAGAACCGAACATATAGCCGTTTTCGGACTTAACCTGTTCGAGAGCCTTTTTGATGTCATCTGCCTGATTTTTAGATGTTTTCAGATTTTCAAGGTCAAGCAGAGCCTTGACAGCCTTTGCATTTTTCGCACCGCTCTTTGAAACAGCGGTGTCAAGAACAGAGTTAAACTCCATATCGGCAATCCTTGTCTGATACTCGTTTTCCTTTGTTTCAAGTTCGCCGTTGAGCTTTTTGATTTCGCCCTTGAGCTCGTCCACATTGACACCCTCAAACTTTTTGAGTGCAGTCTGTGCAGTTTCAAGCTGTGACTTGTAGTTGTCCCTTGATGTGCGGAGCTTTTCAACCTCTGACACGGTTTTGTAATTATCCGCAAAGGCTTTTTCAAAGTCAGCCTTTTTATCTTCGGGAACTGTAAAGCCGATTTCGGAGAGAAGTGTGTGTATATTCTTCATAGTAAATCCTTTCTGCATAGCTTGTATTCCGCTTTGCCTGCGGTAGAAATTCAGCCGTTATAACCTACGGCAGGGTAAAATAAAAGCACCTTACATATTCGTAAAGTGCTTAATCTGCTGATTCTGTTTTCTTTGTTCTCGGCTTTTTAGGAGCGTTTGGTTTATTTTCTGTAGCGTTTGGTTTAACTTCAACTGCAAAGCCGCCGTCAATGAGCTGTTTGGCTCGTTCGTCAGAACATTCAAAGACTTCATTTACAGGACGGGTTACATATCCGTTCTGTCTGTCATTAAATGCTGTTGTCACCTTAATTTTCATTCTGTCACCACCTTTCTAAACCGGTCGAAATCGACGGGTTTAAATACAAAAAAAGCACTCTGATTTCTCAAAGTGCTGATTTGATGTATTAAGTTTTTCAGTCTGGAACAATAATCATATGTCGACCTGTTTTTTTGAAATAATCATTGTCAAGTTTTTTTACTTCATCTTTTATCTCTATAGGAGCGTCATCATTAATTATTCTTTTTCCTCTGACAAGGTGAGAATACTTCATATATTTAAAAAAAGAATCCGTCAAACTAATCAACTCCTCGAATTATTCTTGCCACTCGCTTTGAAGTTGCCCTTGCTTTTTTTGTCATACTTTCAGCTATACATTCGGAAATGAACTCGTCAAGTGTTGTAAATCCATATAAAGAAACATCTTCAGGATTTACTTCTTCCATTATGTCTATGATTTTCTCAAGTTTATCATCCCACAATGGGTCATTCAACTTATGTTCAAGCTGTATTGCGTGACCTATTTCGTGTCTAAAAGTATGCAAAGGATGTGCCGAAGACCATTCACCTGATTTTTTCATTTTTTGGGCTTTTTGTTCGTGTTCAGACAACGCATTTTTCTTGTTGGCAAATCTCAATAATAGCTCTCCAGAATTATCATAAAATGCACCATAGTCTGTTGAATTTTTAGAATTAAGTACGCCAACACTTGAAATCGTTGTTATCTCACCGAACTTTTCTTGCATTGCTTCAAACTCGGTATTAAAAGCATTTTGAACTTTTTCTGTAACACCCTTTTCAAATTTTATTATACCACTGTTTTCGGTTTTTGCAACATCTTTGCGTATAATTTCAGCGTTGTTTTTCGGTGTACTGCTATCCGAAATACGGTGAACAGCTTCACCCGAAATCTTATTAACACTCTCTGCCTTTTTCGGGAGTTTTGAGCCTAAGGCATTTTTGCCGTTTACGGTTACTCTTTCCCATTGTTCGGGAAGTCCCATAGCTTTTGAAAACTTTACATATTCGTCCTGCCTTTGAAAATATCTGACCTTTGCACCTGTGATTGTGTCGTCATCGGCACCGCCCTGTGTGAGCAGTTCAATCTTCTGCCGGTCGTCACGCATTGCGGTTTCAAGCTGTCTTTGCCTCTGCTGTGCCTCATATGCCGTGTACTGTCTGCCGTTGTATTCTTTCGGTGTGTTCTCTTCCTCGTTCATACGGTCAAGTTCTTCTTCGCTGTATGTCGGGGTATCAATGCCCTTGATGAACGGCGAATAACTGTGGTAGCAGTTCGCACCGCAAAGACCTGTGACCGTTCCCAATCCACAGACTGTTTCAAGCTCCTTTTTTCTGTACACTCTGCCCTGCCACACCTGATGTGTCGGTCTTGCACCACGGTGATAGCTGACCTCGAAATACTCCGTGCCGAGCTGTTCGGCGTTGTCCTCGTTGACCTTTGCGACAACCTGATTAAAGCCTGTCATCAATGCCCTGCGAACCGCCACATCAACACGATTGCTCCAACCGCTTGAATATTCAACGGAACGCAGTCCACTGTCAGTCATAGTCTTGACAACCCTTTTCAGCACGGTATTGTAATCAAAAGCACCGCTTGCAATCTGCATAAGTCCGTTGTCAAGTGTGTCTTGATAAAACTTTGCAAGAGAAGTAAACGAAACCGTGTTGTCAGAATTTCTGACGGCAAATCCGAGTGAGCCTGTAATGTTCCTGTACTCTGATTTTGTCTGATTTTTGACTGCCTTTACAAGTTGTTGCAACTGTTTATTTTCTGCATAAGGAATATACTCTTTGCCCTTGCCTGTATAAAGCTCCTCGTTTCTTGCATATCCCGACTGTACAACCTCGTTATAGATTCTGTCGATTTCATCGTCAGACGCATTAAGCGTGCTTTGAATAAGGCTGTCTATTTCATCCTTACTAACGCCCAATTCATACAAGCGGTTTATCTGCCAATCAGCGGCAGAGGTTATCTCCTCACCGTTAGCTTTCAAACGCTCCGTAAGGTCGGACATGATGTTCAATTGCAAACTGCGGTACAGCTGTTCCATAGCCGAGGGCAAAGCCTCAATTTCAGTCGGAGTGAACATTATTCGATAACCTCAGATGACTGCGGAAGATTCTTTTTCGCTGTCTTTTCGTCCTCTCCATACCACTTTGCCCGATATTCTTCAGGTTTCATAATACCGAGGTTCAAATCCTGAATATCCTGCTTGCGTTCCGTTTCTTCATCGGTCAAAATACTATCCTTAAAATCACACACAAACGAATAACCGCTTGTTGTCAGCGAATTGTAAAAGGCAAGAGCATACACCAAATCATCAAGGCAATAGCGAAGCTGTTTCTGAATTGCCGACACGGTATTGTACTTTCTGTCCTTAGCCGACTTAATCTCCGTAGCAGTCTTTGCGACTGTTTCGGGATTTGAAAGGTCACCGTATGCAAGACCGACCGCAAATTCAATCATACGCAGATATGTATTCAAGCCGTCCGTAATGTCGGACTGTCGGAACGCAGGCGAAAAGTCCTTGAACAGTTCTTCGTCACCCAAATCCACATCAACGGCACGGTACAAACGCCTGTTAAGTCTGTCGGCTTTGCCGTCCTTAAACACGGCAGAATCAACATGAATCGCACGCTCACCGCTTTCAAATTCCCAGTCAAGCCGTCCGAACTGCATATCGGCTTTCTGAATGATTTCAAGTCCGCTGTCAAAAATCGACATACCGCATGATGAGCCGTCAACCGTGTTTTTAATCGGCACTCTGAAATAACCGAACGCAGGTCTTTTCATATTGGGGTATGTGACCGCAGGCGGTAAGTCTGCCCATTCCTCAATCACACCGAGGGGAATTTCCGTTCCGAGAACTTCGGGAGATGCCGAGCGATAAGCCGTATTCGTAATTGTCAAGCCCTTGTCCTTGTCAAGGCTGTGATATTCAAGCCTTGTGTAGTAGTTGTCACCGATTTTCTTAAATTCGGGAAAAATAACCTTTACAAGCCTGTGCTTTGTGTCAAACTCAATCGGCACAAAAGCGTTTGCCGAGATATATTGTACCCTGTCACCGCCCAAAGGCTTGATGACCATTGCGCCTGTTGCAAGACCTGACTGTAACTCCGAATTAAGCTCCTCGGTTGCAGTTTCAAACAATTTTGACAGCGTTTCATTTGAGATGTTCACCGTCATTTCGTTAAGCGTAATGTTAGCAAACTCCCTTGTGATTGACTGCTCAAGCCTCAAACTAATGACATTTTCATCAAGCCACGGAGCTTTGCCGACATAGCAGTTTTGCCATATGCCGATAGCCTTTTGCATTTCTGCCGTAATCGCAAGCCGTAAATTAAGCGCCTGTCGAATATTTTCAAGCGGAAACATTCGCCTCCACACTCCTTTCAAAAAATCTATAAGTCCCATTATTCACCTCTGCGTTTCCATACTCTGTTCATTGCATATCTGACAGCGTCAATATGGTGGTTATCCTTATCGGGATAACCGCTGATAACATTGCCGTCCTTGTCACGCTCGTATTCATAGTCGAGAAACTCCTGTGCAGTATGCGGACAGCGTGTGTTATCAATCACAATCTCCCGCAAAGACTGCAACCACTTCATTGAGTAAACAACCGAACCGGGTCCTTTTTCTGCCGAACGAGCCATTAAACCGTCAGCCCTGTAATCGCCGACTGACTTCTGTTCTGCACTGTCGCAAGTGATTAAATCATTGCTTGTAACTCCGTGCTTAGTTCTGAGCAATTCGGCTGTTTCTTTGTTGCTTGTCTTGTTGCAATGTTCCTCGTCAAAAATAATGAGCTTGTGTTGACTTGGAATATAAGTCATACAATCATAGGCAAACGGATCAGGATACCAGCCCCAGTCAACACCTCTGTACAGTCGGTCAAAGGTCTGAATTTCGTCATCTGTGACCTCACGAATAACAACATTGTCAAATACATTGCCGCCTGTGCCGTTAGCAATGCCCATATACTCGTTTTCATAGGCGGTAGGGTTTGTTTCTTTCAGGAACTCTGCGTCATCTATAAACGGCTTTCCGAGCCATTTTGACGGTACTGTAAGGTATGTACTCTCAATAACGAGCCTGTCTTGACGGGGAATTTTAACATACTTGTTCGCCCAGTTCTGTGCAGATTTCGGAGGGTTGAACGATTTAAATTTAAAAGCCGTGTCACCGCCACGGATCACCGACTGTTCAATCTTTCTGACTGCTTCCTCACCCGTGAACTGGTCAAGTTCTTCAAACCACACAACGCCGATATAGCCGAACGGTACTTTGATTGATTTAATCTTGCCCGGATCATCTGCTCCACGGAAGTATATTTTCTGTCCTGTGCTTACCCTCGTGATTTCGAGAGGTGACACGGTGCAGTTAAACTCGCTTTCAAGACCGAGAGCAGAGATTGACCACAAAATCTGCTGATACACCGAACTGCGCAGAGTGTCGGCTACCTGACGAAAAATACAGGCGTGCATATCCTCGTTCTTCATAAGCAAATCAATAACATTCAGACTGACGAAAGACGATTTTGTTGAACCTCTTCCGCCGGGGAAAACATATTCCGAATGTTCTTTACCCTCAATATCAAAAAGCACCGACGAAAACGACGGTGCAACCATATTAGCCGGTATTCCTTTGTACTCCGAACCGTCACTCTTTGGCGGTTCAGCCTTTTTGCGTTCAATGTCGAGATAGGCATTGTCGAGCTTGATTTTATGATTTTCAAAAACATTGTCACGGATAATATTTCTTAATTCTTTAATGGAATTAACATCACCTGTTTTAGCCTTTTTGAGAAGTGCCGCATTTACAACGAGCAAATTATTGACCAAATCTTCGTCAATCTCATCAACATTAATTCCCATATCAATAAGCATTTCCCAGTCGGCAGGAGTGTTGGCAGGCAACGAAAGTAACATATCCATAACCTGTTTCATACTCTTTTTACGGCGGCGTGACTTGCCCGAAGCCTTACCGCCCTTTGCTCCGTTTTTCACGGCTTCGTCACGGCTTTGGTCAGATGTAAACGGTATTAAATTTTTCTCATTGGGCAATCACCTCACCTCTTTTATCTGATTTTCCCTCACAACACAAAACCGCCCTCGGGGTGAGAGCGGTCTGTGCAATTTTTATCTTAGGAGAGTTTCGCATATGTCCTGTTTGTCAAACTTTCATAATACCATTATACGCAGGGTAAGGGTGACATTCAATGACATTTCAAAATAATTTTACGAGAAATCGAACTTTTTTCGGAACGCCTGTAACGCTTCGCCGTGTAATCTCAGGGTATGCCTTACGCTCATTTCCATACTCTCGGCAATATCCTCCCACCTCTGACAATTTATGTAATACTCGGTCAAAATTGCAATGTAACGGTAATCGTCAAGTGCGTTGATTTTACTGCGGATTTCAGTTTTCAACCGCACAAGATTGTCAATTTCCCGATTGATTTCAGTCTGCAGGTCTGCAATCCTGTCAACAATCCGCATAGGGTCATTCACTCCTGATGTCTTAACAGGCTCGTTCTGCTTAACCGATACCTGTGCAATATTCAGCCTAAGTTTCGACAGTTCGTGTTCTTTCGTTCTGATCAGCTTATCCGAAACCCTGACCGAATATAAATAATCTTTAACCGTCAATCCACTTCACACTCCTCGTCAAGCATACCAAGTTCCTGCGCCAACGCAATAACTGCGTTTACAATCAAATACAAATCCTTGCCTTTAATATCGCACATACGATATCTGACTTTGATAGTTTCTTCTTCATTGTCGATTTCATCAAAACCAACAACTACACCTTTATTTAAGGTTTCTGTTTCGCCGTTATCGTAATTAACGGTGATATTTTTAACGCCTTTCATTCTTCTACCTCACTTTCAATTCTTTAATCACTCTCTCCAACGCAAAATTTGCGTTGTCAGTAAGTTGTCTTTGCCATACGCCATTGGAAGGCGACCACCTGAAACCGTTTTGTTTCAAAACTGTTCTTGTGTCTGCGTCGGGCTTGCCGTCAAATTTAAGCTGTAAACGCATAATATCAGCATTTTCAACAACTTCAAATAAATCTGTCTTGTATTCGTCTTTCGGCTGTTCTGTGGCTGTTTCTGCCGCTTCTTTCAGCCTTTCAAGCTGTTTAATTCTCGCTTTTGTATTTCTGATTTTGGCGTTGTTGTTTGTCAACGCATATGGTGGAAATGGTACGCCGTACATACTTTCTTTGATAGCCTTGTCAAGCTCTATGGCTCTTTCGTCTGTATAATCTTTATAGCCTTTCAAAGTTTTGTTTTTTCGGTAATAAGCATTTACCGCTTTCATTTCTGTTTGTAGGGCTTCGGCTTTTTCGGCTTTCTTTCTTAACTGCTCTAAAGCGTCGGCTTCACCTGATTTAATAATATTTGTACCTCTTAACAGCCCTTTGATTTTTTCGGGTATTTTTTGAATTTCGTCGTATAGCTGATAGTGTCTATCTCGTGCGGCGTTCTGCTTTTCTTTCTTTCTTACGGGGAAATTACTACCGCCGCTAATCATCACGGACGGACACATCATTTCAATTCTGAATTGCTTGTTATACCATTCAGCAAGGCGACGGGCGTATCTGTCTGCCATTGTCGTCCCTTTTTCTTTCAAGTCGTCGGGTAACTTATCAACAAGACTGTAACACTCGTCAACTTTTGCTTTATATTCTGCTGTTTTACTGCCGTGCTGATAATCTCTAAAAGACCAACATTCACGGGCTTGTCTTGCGGCGGTTTCGTTAATTTCATAGTATTTCATTTTATTAATCTCTTTCATCTGTTTGATTTTTTCAAAGTTTGTCATTCTTAACTTTTCGCAGCAACTGATTCTCCGGATGTGTGATACTCTGAATGCGGTATTTTTAACTACTTTATTATTTACATCAATGCAAAAATAAAAATTAACCGGTACTGATAAATTAGGGTCGTTTTCAAAGGCTTTTTCACCCGTCTTATGTAAAGTACCCTCAATTACAGTGTTATCCAAAAGAGTAATTGTCACACATCTGCCTAAATACCTTTCAAGTTCATTTCTTGTCATTGCTTTCACTCCTTATCCATTTTTACCCCACAGTAAGGGCAATATGGATACAAATCAATGTCCTCGTAAAAAGTGAGAAAGTTGCCACACTCAGAACATAAATAATTTGCATAACCGATACCCTCGCTGTCATATTCCCAACTTCCGTGTTTAATCTCTTCCATTTCACACACCGTAGCATTATTAGGTTTACTATCATCAACTTCGATAATATGCTTAACTGTTTCGGCATTTCGTTTTGAATTAAAGTATATCGTGTTTACACTACCGTCTGCGAACGGTATATCTAACGCATAATCACCGCATATCTCACGAATTTTTAATTTAGCCATTTTTCTCACTCTCCTTAACTGGCTGATTCCAACATTCAACGCAATTTCTTTTACCGCAGTCTTCAAGATCTTTAAGACCAAGCATTGATGGGCACATTCTCTTAGGTATACCTTTTTCGTTAAGCCATGCATTCGGATAGTTTTTCAAGAACTCACTTAAATAAGTTTTTCGCGGATGCTCATCGCTCCATTTTTGTACGATTGCAACTGCCTTTTCGGGATATAATGTTTCAAAGTCTGAACAAGATGTCTTGTCGCTTGTACCATTATTAGAACTGTTCAGTGGACAGTTGGCACAATCAAGTTCACATATATATGCATCACCACATAGTTTGCGTTTTTTCGTCATTCTTCGCTTTTCAGCAAAATAATTTTCTGTTTTTGAGCAATCAATCATTTTCTTTATTCTCCTTTAATTTTTCGGTTATTCTTTTGGTTAAGCCGTTTTCGTTGGTTAGGCATTCTAAGGCTTGGAGGGCATTGATTACGGTTTGCTCGTTGGTTTGGGACTGATACATCTTACGGACGAAGTCGGCGCTTTTCTTTACATTATCCATAATTCTTTGCGAGAGCATACGGTATTCGTCTGCATCGTTTCTGTCACGCTTATACTCCGTTCTGAGCTTGTCCTGCCATTCAAGGCAGATGTTTATGTCCCAGCCTTTATGACGGTTGTTGTAGCCTACCTTTGCAAGCCTTGAAAAGTATTTATACTCGGGTGGAGGAAAGCTTGAATAATCAAGCTGACCGTCAATCGCCTTATCTTCAAGCTGTTCAAATACCTGTGGATTGCTGAAATCATATTTTTTCATAATATACCTCTTTCGGAGGGTAGTGGAGGGTTTGGGGCATTTTTAAAGAACCCTTTCTATATATAATATTATTTATTTTTTCTTATACGAAAGGTTATAAAAACCCTCAAACCCTCCACCACCCTCCACCTCAACATTCTTTAAAAAGTGAAATGCCGTTGAAAAAGTTATAGTTTTTGCCTCTTACCTTTTCAAATCGTTTGGCAAGCTCGGTGCTGAACTTGGTGTTTGACATACGATATTCATTGTTGCTTTCCGCCCAATCTGTATAGGCTGCATAGAGCGTGCTTGCCTGCACCGAACCCTCTAACACACATTTGTCCTCAATGAATGCCGAAATAACATCCATTTCCCGCCTGTACTCTCTCACGGTCTGAAGAACGGCAGACGGCATTTTTAAGCCCTCTTTCTGCCACAGAATACAGCCGTCAATGCACCATTTGAAAATTGCGGTCATTTCTGCCTTGAGCTTATGCGTAAGGTTTTTGTCAATCTTATCCTCGGGAATCTGAACATTGAACGGTATCATATGTATTCTTCGCCATATGCCCGTGTCAGTACCTCTGATAATCGGTTTATGGTTTGTCGCCATCCACAGCTTGAACTCGGGCTTGAACTCAAACTCTTCACTGTACAGCTTTCTTGCCGTTACGGTATCATCCCCCGTAAGCTGTTTGAGAAGTCCCTCATTGAGCCTTACGCCCTCGTTCGGCTCAACAGAGGTAACGAGCCTTGCTCCCTTTAATCGTGCAATGTCGCTGTTTATGGCACTACTCTGAGAGTTTCTTACCATAATTGTTTCAGGCTGAATGTTTGCGGCATAATCGCCGAATACATCACGGATAACATCAATGAATGTACTCTTGCCATTTCGTCCCGTGCCGTAAAGGAAGAATGCACATTGTTCAGCCGTTGATCCTGTCAGGCTGTAACCGACCGCCTTTTGAATGTAGCGAATAAGCTCCTTATCGCCTGCAAAAATATCATCAAGAAATGCAAGCCAACGGGGACACTCTGCCGTTTGAGAGCAGTCAACCGAAGTTATCTTTGTAAAATAATATTCGGGATTATGCGCCCTCACTTCGCCGTTTTTAAGATTGATTATTCCGCTTGGGGTGTTTAATGCCATACGGTATTTATCCATTTGTGCCGGAAGTACGGGGATATGGTGTTCAACCTCGTTGAGCATTGCTTTTTTTGATTTGTTGGAACGGCTTGCTTTCATATGCTTTTCAAATGCTTTTGACATATCTCCGCCGTTCTCCTCATCAGCTTGCAAGTACAGCCTTGCTTCGGCTTTCATAGCCTCAACGCTTTTGTCTGCCATTCGCAAAACCACCCCGATATTGTCAACACACCACTTCATAGAATTGTAGTAATACCACTTTTTCTCGGTGTAACAATACCTTACATTATCGCCGAATAAATCAACAAACCTGTCGGCATTACCCATATCGTCAAAGGTGTAGGCACGCATTTTTTCTTCGTCAACCGCTTGAACAGTCTTGCCCTCACCGATTGAAATTGAATAATCGTTATGCTGTTTTGGGTTATAGGTCTGCGTACAGCCCGACACAGCCTTTTGCAGGGTTATAATGCCGTAGGTTGTGCCGGACTGCTTTCTGTCCCACTTGTCACGCATCAAGCCTGATTGTCTGAAAATCGAATCCATCTTGTCGGTATCGCAACCGCACCAGAACGCAAGCATATTGCAGAACGCCATATCAGCCTCGCTCTGTGACGCATAAGCCGAAAAGTCACCGCTGTATAAGGCTCTGAAAAGATTGCCGTTTTTGGCATTGCAGGCGGCTTTTACAATATCGTCAACCGTATTGAGATTGACCTCAATGTTACGGAGCTTAGGCTGTGGCTCTGTTGCCTTGCCGAGATATTTTGAATGCAGCGGCTTTATGCTTTCGGTGCAATCGTTTATGTACGCATATGCAGAGCAGTAATCTCCTGTCACTACGAAGAATCTGCCGTTTTCGTACATTTCAAAACCGCCCGAATCATTCTTCGCCTTTCTTCTGCCCTCGGGAAGAGTTCCCTTGCAGATTATGTGAACGCCTGCCTTGCTCTGCGAAAACTCGGCGTAGCTCTGCAAAGTGTTCACGAACTCGCTGATTATGTTGTCAGCTCCGCCGTTTTTGTAGTCCTGAATGTCATTCGGCATATCGTCAAGGTCAACACCGAAGAACGGTGAATTTGAGAACATAAAGCCTATGCCTGAATATTTGGCGGATTCTCTGACTGCTGTTTCAAAGTCTGACCAAGTGTCCGAGTTATTCGGCATTGCAAAGCCACCCGTTCTTGGATTTATCGGTTTCTTTGAAATTCCGCTGTGCGATTTCGGATCTGGATATGACTGCCAGCACACCCAGTTTTTATAACCTTTCAATTCCTCGGGAACTGCAAAATATTTATTTTTATTTGGGTTTAAATTTGTAAAGCCCATTTTTTCACCTCCATATATGGGTATAAATACGGTGAAAATTGCATTGTTTTATGCAATTCCCGAAGAAAATTTTTTTAAAATCAGAACGGTAAATCATCGTCAATCGGCATATCAACAAAGCCCTGATTTGCTGTCTGTGCAGGCGCATAACTCTGCTGTGGCTGTGCATAGGCTGTTGCCGTGCCGTTCTGCGACTGCTTGAAGGTATGCTTTACTGTCGGATACTTTGTAGGATTGAGCCAGCTTACTCGCTCTTGCATTTTACCGTTGTATTCTTCGTGCTTAACGGTTGCACGAACAGGCTTTTTCACAAGCTCTGCGAGGAACTGTTCAAGGCTGTCATAGTCCTTGCCGTCGGGAAGTCCTGCCGCCTTGCCGAGAGCCATAACCTGATTAAAGCCGTATCCGTTTACCTGCATATCGTTCTCGGTCGGTTCTCTGCGTTTCCACAAGGTATGGAAGATATAACCGTTTTTGTACCCCTGCTCAACATCGTTTCGGATAACGAACGAAATGTTCAGGCAGGTTTTTTCCTCGCCTTTTGAATTAGTGTAGTCACGCTCCTCTGCCTTTGCTATAAGACACTCATAATCGCCCTCGGGCTTGAGTGAATCAGGCTGTGCCGCCTCGCTCCAATTTGCTTTAAATCCCATAATTTTACTCCTTTATTATTAACTCTATCGCCTCATCGGCACTTCTGCATACTCCTGCAACAGCACCGTTGAGTTTCATCATATTTATAAAATTTTTCTGCTTTTCGGTTGGTTTACCTTTGGGGGTTTTAACCTCGATAAAAACCGCCCTGCCGTCTGATTTTCTGACACCGAATAAATCCGAAAATCCGGGCGGAACTCCCGTGTTGAAATATCTTCCGTCCTTTGTAAAGCCTGCACCTACATTTATACGGAAAATATCGCAGTACGGTGCAATTGCAATACGGATTTTGTTCTGAATTGCGTGTTCTTCTGTCAAGCTATCATACCTCTCTTTCGTGCCTGAAAATATGCCCAGCCTGTTTTGTAGCCGTGGCTTTTTGCGTATGCAAGCAAGTCCGCATAGCTGTGGCAATCGTCGGGTGTGCTGAAATCAAGCTTGAATCCCTCAACCTTAATGAGCTTTGCGGTGGTATCGGTTTCAACGGTTCTTTCGGCTGTCGGGAAAACATAACCGCAATGCGGACACACGGCTTTCTGCCCTGCCGGCGGTGCTGAAAATGTAAAGAAACATTCGGGACATTGTCTGACCTTTTCCTCCTGCTCCTTTTCGATTTTTTTAACACTCAGCTTTTTGCGTTTTTCAAGCGTCCATTCTCGGTCGTCATCAGGCATTCCGTGCCTTGCATAGTTGCCGACATGGTCAATGATTACCGCCCTTTTGTTTGGCTTATAGCGCATACATCGCATTGACTGCTGAATGTAAAGCGTAAGGCTGTGAGTAGGTCGGAGCAGAATTGTACATTCGCAGTCGGGCACATCAAAGCCCTCTGAAATCAAATCCACATTGCAGAGGATTGTAATTTTGCCGTTCCTGAAATCGGCTATAATCTGTTCTCTCTGTGCCTTTGGAGTAGCTCCGTCAATATGCTCGGCTGAAATTCCTGCGTCACGGAATGCCTTCGCTGTTGCAAGACTGTGCTTTACCGAAGAACAGTAACAGACGGCTTTCTTACCGTCTGCAAGCTGTTTGTAATATTTGATAACATCACCGAATACCGTGTTTTTAATCATTGCCTTTTCAATATCCGCTGTTACATATTCGCCCATTTTAGTATGTAAACCCGTAAGGTCGGCGACACTCGGAGCGTAGTAGTCATACGGGGCAAGGCAGTTATGCTCAATGAGCCATTTTGTACTCACCCCGATTATGAGCTTGTCGTTGACATCGCCCAAACCGTCACCGTTTAATCGGACAGGTGTTGCGGTGACGCCAACCCTCGGAACATCTGAAAAATGTTCGTAAATGCGTTTGTAGCTTTGTGCAAGGCTGTGATGATTTTCGTCTGTGATGATAAGTGCGGGTTTTGGCAGTTTCTTCAATCTTCGTGTAAAGGTCTGCACCATACCGATTTGGCACAAATCCATAAGCACACCCCAGCGGACAAAGGTTCTGAATATTTGGTCAACAAGCTCTCTCCTGTGAACAAGGAACAGCACTCGTTTCCCGTTCCATGTTGTTCGTCTTGCAATTTCTGCGACAATGCAGGACTTTCCGCCGCCGCAACCGAGAACTATGCAAGGGGCTTTGTAACCCTCTCGCCAAGCCTGTCTTACCTGTTCAACAAGGTCATTCTGATACGGTCGAAGTTGCATTGCCTGCACCCTCTCTCTGCTTTTCCTGTTTCTTCTGCTTTATCAGCTTTGCAACACACTGCATACAGAGCTGTCTGCCGTAATTTTTGGTTGTGCCGTCAATGATCTGTTTAACGGTGCGTTTACCGTCCGAAAGTATCGGTGCTTTGCACTCATCACAATACTGTTCGGGTTGCATTGAATAGTATGTTCTCAATGCTTCATCAACAATTTTAAGGTCATTTGATATGTACATTGAATCAAACAAGCCTATCGGACTTTTACAGGTATCGTTACCGTCCGTTTGTGTTGCAAAAAGATACTTGCCGTCAACGACAACAGTTTTTAAAACCGTGGTAAACATTCCCTCGACCGAGATTTTTTCGTCAAGCAACTTGCCGATTGTTTTAGCTTTCTGTCTGCCGTTTTCGTCGGTTTCAATATGGCTGAGAAAATAAACAATCGTGTCATTCGGGAGAGTTTCAACCTCTTTCACAAGCTCCCAAAAATTTTTACCGATATCGGTAAACTTCTGAAAGCCTGTTTCCTTGGCTCTTCTCATATACTCGTTAGCCATGAGATACTGTGCGTCATCAACTGCAATCGACTTGCATTTCTGCTTTTTGATAAAGTCCTCAATATCAATGTAGTTATCGGAATTGATAGAAGAAGTAAATTTGGTTCTGAACGGAAGTGATTTTCCGTTCACATTTACAAGAGCAAGTTCATTTGCTTTGAAATTTCTTAAAGAGGCAGATTTTCCGCTGCCTGAATATCCTAAAACCAATACAGGTAATCCCATAAATAACACCTCACTTAATACTTAATGACTGCTTGGCTTCCATATGTACGAAGGGGATTTCTTCGCCCTTTTTGCAGAGAGCCTTGACATCATTCTTTTTCACTTCGGGCATATTGTACTTTAAGAGGTGGTCAAGATTGTGTTCCTCCGCCCACTCAACAAATGAAATTTCATCATCAATAACAAGGCTCGGAGCATTCTTTTTAAGCGACATAACCGCTTTCGGCATATCAATCTTCTGTCTGCCGAGTGCCTGCATTGACTTAAACAGATAGGTTTTAAGGCTCTCCGCCTGTTTTTCTTTTTGGGACTGTCTTTTTGCAATTGCCGCCTTTTCGGATTTAAGCATTTTAGCCTCGGCAAGAAGCTGTTTGTAGTAGATTGCAATACTCTCAGCTTTCTCGTCAAATTCGCCCTCAATACCCGTGAGAGTATCGAACCACGCTGTCAACATCTTGTTGCGGTATGCGTCCACATTGGCAATGATATTGCCGTCATCATCAATCGGCATTCCGTCTGCATTCGTATCGGGTTCCCATTCGTTGATAGCGTCAAACTGATTAAATAAATCCGAGTACATCTCGGTAAGCTCGTAAAGTTTCATTGTTGTTCCCCCTTAAAGATTTATGTTTTGTGTGGCAAGTGCCTCCAATAAATGTTCAACCTTGCCTTTGAAAAATTCCTTGTCCTGTGATTGCTTGGCGAAATCGAGCATACGATTAAAGCTGTCATATGCAATTGAAAAGTATGCCTTAAAGACATCCTTGTCATCTGATGAACCGTCGGCAGTCTGAACATTTTTCAGCCTTTCTTCATACTCCTCTTTCTGCTTGCGAAGAGCCTCCTGCTTTTCGTCCTCAAGCTGTTTTCTGACGATTTTTTCGTTATTGCGATACTCTTCTTCGAGCTCGTCATAATGCTTAATGTTCTCTCTTTCCAAAGCCTTAATCGTTTCGTTAAGTCTGCGTTCATTGTCGCTCGGCTCTGCAACGGCAACTTCGATAGGACGGCTTTCAAGCTCCTGAACTTTATTCGTCAGCTTGAAATTTTTATTCTTTTCCTCTGCAAGCTGATTTTCAATATTGCGATAGCTTTCTTTTGAAGTGTCCGCCTGCTGTTTGTAATAGTCGGCATCTTTCTTAGCATTATTGAGCTGTCTGCAATAGTCAATGCTCTTGTCGGTTGCCTCCTGTTTTTCAGCTTTAAGGCTGTCAATTTCAGCCTTTAACTGCTTAACCGTTGTGCTTTCAAGGTCGAGCTTTTCGGCAATTTCAGCCTGTTCCGGTTCGCTTATGGTAGCGAGCAAAGCAAGTTTTGTAACACCTAAATGTAAACTCGAGTTTACATTTTGAGTGTTTATATTTTCGATTATCGAAATATACTTATGAGCCTGCATTCTGCTGAAACCTACCTCTGTTTCGCAATAGTCCTCAAAGTTCTGATATCCAAGCTCCTTATACAGCTTGTTGTCACGCATTGTTTTAAGCCCGTTGCACATATCCCATATGTTCTGCTGTGCAAGGTTTGCGCTTACGATTATCTTCTGATGAAGTTCTATCGCCTGCCTATGCTGTTCGCTTACTGTTATTTCTGACATTTTTTATATCCTCCAAAAATTCAGCGTATTGCTTTTCAAATTTCTTGATTTCATCCGGCTTTTTAAATCCGCTGTCACGCTCATTTCTGTAGCCGTGACATTGCACGATCGTCAGGCTTTCGGGATTTACCTCAATCGTGAAGTAAGGAATTGACGGTGACGCTTTATGCCGAATGAACAGGATTACTGTGTCACCTCTTGCGTGACGGTTTACATATCCGCCGACACAATGCTGTAATATTCTGCCCTCTGCTATTATTTCTTCACCGCTTTTTGGGGCAAGCATTATAAGGCTGTCCGTGCTCATCAGCAACGGAGAAAGTGTCTTTGCCATTTTTGCAATCTGCTCCGTTTCTTCTTTGTTTGCATAGAAAGCAACCTTTTCAAGCGTTCTGTCGTGAGCCTCTTCAAGATGAGCCGGCATTATTTCTTCGATACCCTCGGGAAGTTTTTGGCAGTTATCAAGATAATCCTTCCACAGCATTACTCTCCGATTGTTTTTGCCGTACTTCAGAATCTGTCTGTATGTAAGGTTATTTTTGTGAAGTTCATCTACAGCATAAGTACTGAGCTTTGACAGCTTGATTATGAACTCGCTTGCCATATGAATGGTCGGTTCTTCCTTTATCACACTGCGGTAAAGTTCAATTGCACTTGAATCATAATCTGCGAAAAAGTGCATATCCTCCTTACGACATCCGAGCATTTTAAGCAGATTGGTTTCTTTCCAATGAATTTTATTGAGTGAAAGTTTGCCGTCAATCAAAAGCTCTGCAATATGCTCAAAACCGCCTTTAATCAGGTATTCTGCATTATTGTGCCTTATATATATGTTCAGCCATTTGAGAATCCCTTGAACCGTATATCTGTTTGAAAGCTCATCCGCACACGAATATCTGAGATCCGTATTGGTTATTACATCGAGATTTAAAAGTACGGTTGAACCCCAGCCTGAATACAAGGTTTTTTCTGACGGACCCCAATACCACGCAAAACCTTGTGATGTAGAGGGGATAACTCCGTCTGTCTTCAGCGGATGAAATAATTTATCGTACCAGCCATATGCAAATCTTTGCATTGCGTGCTGTTCATACACATAAAGATATTCATCCAAAAAAGTATATCGGGGCATCATTTCGACAGGATTTTCGTTGTAAATATCTTCCGAAAATCCCTGATAAGCCGTTACAAATCTGATGTACAGTCTGCCGTTTTGAGCAAAGCAAAGCCCAAACTTGCGACTTCTTTCAAGTTTCTTTCTGCCGTAGTGCAGGGCTTTTGCTTTTACGCTTTCCTTGCAATGACCGCAGACAAATTCCTGATTGTGACAAAATCGGCGCTGTTCGCCGATATGCCAGCTTTGACAGCTTGTACAGAAATAGTCGCAGGTTCTTTTACTTTTATTTTCATAAAAGGCATATTGTGGGAAATACGGCACTACTTGCTCTTCGTTTTCACTTGTAATATCAGGAATATTCTCGAGCAGATATTCAGGATTTTTAATCATACCGACACCTACCAATCTATAAGATTGCCAAGGTCAAGAGTAACAGGATCTGTTTTCTGCTCTGCGACATTAGGTTCTTCAAGTTCGTATTCAGACATATGTATCTGCATTGTGAAAGTAACCTTTGCTCCGGGGAAAATCTTACCGACAATCTGCTGAAACACATCAAGGTCGGAAACTGCAGCGGGAAGTTTCTTTCCCACTTCGTCAATCAGGTTTTCAAGGTTTTTTGCAGCCGTAACGGATCTTGCAAATTCCTCGTTCTGCGCCGAAAATTCGCAGAGCATTTTCTTTACCGGCTCAAGAATTGCTTTAGATTTATGGTCTTTAAGATTTTTTTTGTTGCACAACTTGATTTTTTCTGTTGCAGAGGATATAATTGAATTAGGTTTATTGTTCTTTGTGCTTGTAGCATTCACAGTGTCGCAGGCACTTTTTTTATTGCTCATTTCTTCACCCCCACACATTCAAAACCGATTGTTTCGGGTTCTGATAATTCATAGGCTTTGAGCTTGCGTTTTAGCTCTCGGTTTTCGTGACGATAACCGCTTGACGCTGTTTTTTCGAGTGCAAGGTCCGTTCTTGCGTTTCTCAACTCAATACTGAGATGTCTGTTCTCTGCTCTGAGGTTTTCAATATCCTTGAGCAGCTTTCTTTTTGTCGGGTAATTTCTTAACCGCATTTGTTACACTCCTTTCAACGGGTTTGAACCGAGAATATAATTGAGAAACGGTATTCTCGGAATACGGATAGATGTGCCGACTACAATTACATTGAATCCCAATTTTTCGGGTTCGTCCTTTGCCTGTTCACGCAAGTTTTGCGGAGCAACTCCAATAGCCTTTGCGGCGTCCTCAGAAAGCAAATAGAAATCACTGCTATCCATAATTTCTTTGATTTTTTTGTTCATCTGAACTGTGTCCATACTTTCGCCTCCTATTTTTCGTTGGTAATTTTGTCTGAAACGATTTCGACTGTGTCAATAAGTTTAAGTTTTGCCATTTTCTAATCTGCTTTTCGATATTTTATTGCTTTACACGACCTTAAATGTTATGATTAACTATGAAAGGGGGTGCAAAGCGTGGCAATTGTATTGCAAATTTTACTTGTTGTATGGGTATTTAGATTGCTTACAAATGTTTTTAGACTATGTGCAACCAAGTTTTATTTCTATCTTTTCAAGAATAATTACAAACATCTAAACAGATGTTCAAGACCTGTTGGAGTTTTATTTAGCAAAGCCAACACTCAACAATATGTAGTTTGCACCGAAAGAAGATATTCGGTAAAAGAAATGTATCAAGATTACATTTCCAATTGTTTGACTGATAGGCATTCAAGCAATAAAATATCCAAAATTTTTAACAATACGATAGGCGTTTACAGCTACAGAATAAGACAAAACTTTTATCCTGTATTTTGGCTGACTGCTCCTGTAAATGCTTTAAACTCGGTTAATGTACATCCGAATACGATTTTATCGGTCCTCATTAACATTTTGTTTTGGGTTATTAACTTTTCCGCAGGATATTTCCTTGAAAAGTTTTTAGACAACAATCTTCCGACTAATCTGCTTTCAATTTTTGATAAGCTGATATAATAAAATTTCTTATACTCTGGCGTTCTTTTTTATTTCTGCAATTGTCAAGTCTGTTTACTTCATTGAACATTGCAGTATATAAAAGAGCGTCAATCTTTTTTTGACTTACTTCAACAAATACAGGTTTTTCCGTCTTTCTTCACCTCTTTTCAGCAAAGTCCGTTTAATAGGACTGTGATTGTGGTATTATTGATTGTGTGGTATTACCTACTGTTCTTTTTAAGAATTTCGTTGACAACTGACTTTTCTTCATTCGTCAGTAAGTTTTCAACTGGTGTATCTGTGATTTCAGCAATTTTCTGTCTTACTGAAATTTTAGGAATAACGCCATTACGCCAGTTTCGGATATTAGCTTTGCTCATTTCTAATTGAGAGAGTAACGAACAAAGTGTTATATTTCTTTTATCGCATATATCTGACACAATTTTGTAAAAATCCACAATTTATTACCTCCTTTTTTATTGATAATTTAGGTTGACAAATGTGCACTATACCTTTATAATTTAATCAGTTAAAAAAAATTAGATTACAAAGTTGGTGCACATTCACACACCTATTTTCGTCAAGTTAATGTCCCCACATCGTCTTGACAAGTTTATTATAGTGCATAAAAGTGTACTTTGCAAGTGCATTTTTGAAATTTAGGTGCATTTATGTGAACTTCGTGAAAAGTGCACAAAAGTAGAGGTGCATTTTTGTGTTCTTTGATTTATTGGATTCAATATGTAAAGAGAACGGTACAACGGTTACTGCGGTTTTGGTTGCAGTTGGTTTGAGTAAAGGTTCTATACGCAATTGGAAAAACGGTGTTTTACCTAAATACCAAACTCGCCTTAAAATAGCCAATTATCTCGGTGTTCCTGTTGAAAGGCTTATGACTGAGCAGGAAATCGAAGAAGAAAAGAAACAGCATGAGCAAATTGAAAAGTTAGTTGAAGATGTTGCAAGAAAGGTTTCTTCCCCTCTTCCGAAAGCAAATTTTGATGAACTTTCGTATGCTGCTTATCAAGAAATGGAAGGAGAAAGCGAAGATTTTAAAAACGATATACTTAGCTATATCAAATTTAAGAAATCTCAAAAAGGAAATGATTGAATGACTTTAGAGGATATTTATTTTGAATGTGAACAAAAAGGGATAACTGTTGATTATTTCAAAACTGACAAAGCAAAAGCATTTTCTTTTCCTTACGAAAACGGAATTGTAGTTCTTGACAAAAGCAAGATTGAAACTACTGCCGAGGAAACAGTTTTGCTTGCTCACGAAGAAGTTCACATAGATTTAGGTGCTTTTTATTTATTCACAACTCCATTAACCGTAAAAGGGAAAATGGAACAAAAAGTAAAGAAACACACAATAAAAAAGCTCATCCCTTTGGACGAGCTGAAAGAAGCGGTTCACAACGGTATAACAGAGCCGTGGGAACTTGCCGAATATTTTAATGTCACAAATAAATTTATGGTTGAAGCAATGGAATTTTACAGAGATAATTTATTGATGTAGCCGTAAATTTTTTTACAATTTATAGTGCCTGTTCTGCACATTATTTTTATTACAGAAAGTTGGGATAATATGGGATTTTTAGATACATTCAAAGGCAAACAGTATAAACAACAGTCCGAAAATCTGCAAGCTGAGCTTGACCGTTTGAAAAGCACTTTCACTCCTGAAATGCGTAATGCAAGCGAACTTATGAAACTTACAGATAAGCTGAATGATGAAATCCATTCGTTAAATCAGACTATATCCGACCGCAATGAAACAATTTCTTCGCTTGACAGTCAGATTTCAAGCCTGAATGACGCTATTAAATACAGACAGGACGAAATCATAAACCTTGACGGGCAAATTGAAATACAGAGTTTTGGTCTGTACACCCCAAAATATGATTTTGCTTCTTCCGATATATACAAAGACAGGCTCACGGAAATTCGCAATAAACAAAAAGCCCTCATAAAAGAGGGCAAAGCCGTAGGATTTTACAGTAACATTTATTAAAATATCACTATTATTTTTTACAATAAAGCACTTTGTTTTTTGTTGTATTTCAACAACATTTATTACAAATTTAAAATACCTATTGAATAATGTCTTGAATTTGCATATAATAAAAATGTAGTATTACTACATTAAATTTTAATTTTATTGTTAGTGTAAACTCTTGGCAGTAAACCTCCCACCATATGGGATGTGTCGACCCCAAGAGTTTTTTACATAAAGGAGAATTTTCGCATGATAAGAATTGCTATCCTTGTTGACGGTGCTTTTTATTTAAGAAGAGCAAATTATTTATGGGGAGATAAAAACCCAAAAGATAGGGCAAGAGAATTGGTTCAATATTGTAGTAGGCATTACATGAATAAAAAAACTCGCAACAGTTATTCAGAAGAAAAATACCTTTATCGCATTTTCTACTATGATTGTCTTCCTTCAACTAAGAAAGTATATCATCCCCTCACTAAAGAACAAATTGATTTATCTAAAACTGATCAGTATAAATGGTCTATGGAGTTTTTTGAGGAACTAAAATCTAAAAGAAAAGTAGCTTTTAGAAAAGGTGAACTTTTAGAAAGTACCGTTGGATACACAATTAAGCCTGAATATGTAAAGAAATTGTGCAATGGTAAACTCGCCATTACAGACCTGGAAGAAAGTCATTTCAAACTTGATATACAACAGAAAGGTGTCGATATGAAAATAGGCTTGGATATTGCATCTTTATCTTACAAAAAGCAAGTTGATCGTATTATATTAATTGCCGGTGACAGCGACTTTGTTCCTGCTGCTAAGCACGCCCGCAGAGAGGGCATTGATTTTATTTTAGACCCTATGTGGCACACGATTAAACCAAGTCTCTTTGAACATATTGACGGACTTGAAACTAAAGTAAGTCGCCCCGATTCAGAAGAACTAAAGAAAGATAAGCTATACGCTAAAAATTTAGTAAAATAAAAAATCCGCCCTACCCTGCGCCAACAGGATAGAGCGGAAACCATTACACATAGGGTGCAACGGTACTTAAACAGCAATATAATTGTACCATACTCCCTTGTGTTTTGCAAGTTTTGCAGATAAATAACACAAGGGATTTTTGCACCCTTTTTTAAGCAAAAGGAGTGTATAAAATGAAACTGCCTAACGGCTACGGCTCTGTTTATAAGCTGAGCGGAAACAGGCGCAATCCGTGGGTTGCCTGCGTGACAATAGGCTACAACAAAGAAACACGCAATCAGGAACGCAGGGTTATAGGCTACTTTCCCAACAAGCCGAAAGCTCTAAACGCTCTTGCTGAGTACAATCAAAACCCGTTTGATGTTGATTCGGCAAGACGCACTTTTTCAGAAATTTACGAACTTTGGTACAAGGAGTTCATCACCGAAGACACAAATCCGAACACCAAAAGACAGTATAATGCGGCATACAAACAATGCTCAATGTTATACAATCGCAAGATGTCCGATATAAAAATCATTGATATGCAACGAGTTCTCGACAACTGCAACAACGGTTATCAATCGGTTAGGCGAATTAAAATTCTGTTGAACAAAATCTACGAATACTGCATATTTCACGATATGCTCCATAACAATCTTGCAGAAAAATTGAAAATCAATGCCAAGTCAGATGAAACAAAACGAGCACGCAGGGAGTTTTCGGAAAGCGAAATAAATCTTTTGTGGGAATATTCAAATCTTGATTCGGTAAAAATAGTGCTTATGCTGATTTATTCGGGAGTGCGTGTATCTGAACTTCTCAATCTGAAAATTTCAAATGTAAACCTTGACGAACAAACTTTCTTTGTTGAAAGTTCAAAAACCGATTCAGGTGTACGAACCGTGCCTATAGCAGACAAAGTATTGCCGTTTTGGCAGAAATTCATCAGCGATTCTCAATGTGGATATGTTCTGAATAATACCAATGGCAAGCCGCTGAAATACGATAACTTTAAACGCAACTACTGGACACCTCTGCAAAATGATTTAGGATTTGACCACACCATACACGAAACAAGACACACCTGCATTTCAATGCTTGTATCGGCAAATGTAAACCACACAATCATCAAAAAAATAGTCGGTCACAAGTCGAAAATGGACTTGACCGAAAAGGTTTACACCCACATTAACCCCAAAGAATTGGTGAATGCAATCAACAAAATATAGTCTTATATTATCCTGAATTGTTCATAATTATGTTCCGTAGCTTACATATAGCTAACAAAATCCCCCATTTTCCCCATTCCAATGCTCCTTGCAAGTTACCTGCACCA